AGTCTTGCGACTGTCTTCCAAGGAAGCGGTAGCATGGCTTTTGCTGCCACACTCTGACTGCACACTGCAATCTTCCACCAGGCGTTTCCCTGGCAGCGCTTTCCCTTTGAAAAAGGGACTTACCGTGGGCACACGGTTGCTGAAGAGGTGAATCTTCAGACATGTCGGGGTATAGACGCCCCGATGGAAACCCACTTGAAAAGTGGGATACCTCAAGAGATGTCTTGAGTACCAGGTCGTTTCCAGCGACCTCAATTCTGAGAGAGGTTTTCTCTCTCAGAGGAAAAAGTTTGGGTGAGAACCCAAACTGTTCATGCTCCGATGGTCAACGCCATCGGACTTACTTCGACGTTTGTCGAAGTGTGATCGGACCTTCAATGAAGTCCGAATTGCCCATTCCAGAGGTTCAAGTCTGCTGGAATGCTGAAAATTTGTTTGAGTGCAAACTCAATCAACAATACACTGGGTTGAAAAACCGAGTGAAATTTCGAGACCTACGCACAGTAGGTGTCGCGAACAGAGTGTTGTACTCTGGTACATACTGGTTTAAGCGTTTGATTAGACCAGATCAATTCGGTAATCACAACCGAAACGGTGTAGCCTTGTTAAGGCTACTTGCTGGCCTGAAGTCATTTTCAGGCCGTGAGCGCGTAGATCAACTATGCGCATTACCTATCCACAAAGGATCGGTGAACAAGCTAAGACAAATCTTGGCTACTGTCGACGGACTGCTGATGCAGCTCGTCTTGTGCTTTCCTGACAGGAAAGAGTATCTGAACTGGGATCGCCTAGATCAGATTATCAACTGTTTACTCAGTTGTCTTATATCAGATTATTTTTCTGATAGAGATCTGGATTTGTCCAGACTTTCAACTTTTGAAAAGTTGAAGAAATTGCGTAAAGCAATTAAGGAACAGGGTTTCAACCCTGTCGGCGACCTTGGTCGCATTGACATCCCGCGAGAGATGTCGTTCTTCAAAACGTGTTTAGCGTTTGTTGGGCCGTTCAAGCGGCCTGTTGACCTGTTCAGAGTTTCAACACTCTGTCAGACTCGAGCCTCGGGGGTTCCCCCGAGGTCAGTTTATGAAAAGACCTTTCATAAGATAAAGGCGGTTCTTCAAGAGCCGCCCGACCTCTCATTGTATGAGAGTATGGCTGGATTGATCCAGCTCGGTGTGGACGAAGTCCACAATTCCGTCCTAGACAAGCTGGGAGGAGAGAAAGACCAGGAGAAATTCTGGTCGAATTGCTTGAATAAAGCAAAGATATCGCTAAGCGATAGTGGCGAGTTCTTCACGAGCTCGGAAAACGGCGGCAAACTTGAAGCAGCCAGAAAGGTCCTTAGTAAGAAACTCAGGACCCCAAAGATTTCCCTGGAGACGGGGAAAGTCATCGGGGAGATAAACCCCGATACTGATTCAGTGGGAGAGCAACTCTTCTACTGGGCTGTTCATCAGTTTTCGAATGATGAACTTTGTTATGAACGGAATTTGATGTCCGTTCGGATATCCCTAGTTGCAGAACTGGGGAAGTACAGAGGCATTACTGTCTCTCATTTAGCACATGCTGTGCTACTTCACGTGCTTTCGCACGTGCTTCTCGAATACTTGAGGGTCATCCCCTCAAGTGAAAGCGGTGTTGGAGCCGCCAATCACGCTTGGAATTTCTTCAAGCGTCTCTCGCATAAGAATCCGAATGCGAATTTCCTCTTTGGTGACAAAGAGGTTTACCTGTTCTCAACTGATTGGGAGCAGGCGACCGACTACTGTGATCACGCAGTAGCTCAAGCCTTAATTAATAGGCTATGTTTCAACTTGGGCATTCCAAGTTGGTATCGCGAAACTTGCATTTTCGCTCTCTGTGCTCCACGACAGGTGGAGTTCTTCGACGAGAACAAAGTTCTCGATAGATTCTTCACTACACGTGGAGAACTTATGGGTGACCCTGTTACCAAGGTCATCCTTCATCTCTACCATTTAGTTGGTAGATTCGCAGCGAGAGAACAGATCCATTCTACTCGCGTTTCACAGATTTTTAAATCTGTTTGATGCACGTAAGTGCATACTCGAAACAAACTTTTCCCTCATAGAGGTAAGAGTGCGCGATAAAGACCGCACAAACACCCTCCGCAAGGAGAAGCTCTAACG